ATTGGCTTTACATTTTTTGCAGTTTGCTTGATGCCTGTGCTTCCTGCTGGTCTACCGGCTGCATCCATTTTTGGTCCACCGATTAAAGGCTGATAATATCCTTTATCTTTTAAGTCAACAAAAGTAGTTTGAGATTGCACTGACTCATCTGGAGTAGGCAATACTCCAGTTTCAATAGCTTTAAGACCTTCTTCAGGAGTAAGAACTCCAAGTTCAATAAGGCGAGTGTAAATTCTGTTAAGATTTTGATCACTCTTAAGATCCATATCTTCAAAGAATGGAGTTGGGAATACTTTGAACCCTATTTCTTTAGAAATTCTCTTAACTTCTGGCAACAAGAAGTCAGTAATAAAAGCTTGACGAGCCTGTAATAATTTCTGTCCTAATAGAGATACTTTTGTACTAGCATTAGCGAATTTTTCGTTACTAACAAGGATATTATTTAAGCCAATATTAATATCTTTATCGATGATCTCGTATTTCTTTGGATCTAAGATATCAGCAATTTGAGGAATGACGAATTCAGCTTTTGTAGTATAGTCAGCGATAAGAACTCTACCAATAGACTGATTAGCAAAAAGAGTTTGCATCGTCTTTAAGTTCTCTTGGTTTACTCCACCTTTATCTGGCTCTGCCCCCATTGTGACAAGAAGGATTACTTGCTGAATTGTCCTTGTAAGAGCCATGTCCATACGGCGCATTTCTATTTTTGCGCTAATATCTTCAAGAACAGGAAAACCCATTGGTACAGCGAAGGGTTCGTAATCTTGTTTCTTGTAGAATACGGCGTAGAACTTCTTTGTGTCTAAATGGAGCAAAACTGCCGTAGCTTTTCCTTTTAGAACTTGCTCTTTAACTAACGGATCAAGAGAATCTAGTATCTCTTTGTCTTCTTCTGTTCTTGGATTTCTAATTTGCTCAAGCTCGTAGTCAGTTAGAACCTTATAATACTGTCCTCTGTTAAAAGACAAATTGCCATTAACCTGAACGTCTGCTGGATTAATGATTATGTATCTAGCAGGTAAAGAAACTCTTGCCGCCAAAGCTTGAGAACCGAAAACTTGGCTAATTTTAGACACATCCTCTTCTCTAATGGTAGTGTCGTATCTATAAATGAAAACATTACCAGAACGATAATACTCTCTAAAGAACTTGTCTTGAAGAGCAGTAATATTTATCTTATTAAATAAGGCTTGGAAGAAATCTCTTGCGCTTTTATTTCCACCTTTTAAATGAATATTACCACAAGAGAGTTCTGACATTAGGTCAATAGTATTTCTAAACAAACCAAAGTTATAGTAGGCTTTTTGGCAAAGGATTACTGTATCTCGGACATCAATATTTGATTTGTTATAATTATAACCAGTGGCATAATTAAATGGCACCATACCGTCATCAATATTGCGAAAACGATCTGTTCTCTCAATGGTTGATGCGGCGTTTCTGCGGCTCCTCGTTTCGGTAACTCTGCTTGCTACTCCGCCATGAGCAGGAGTAGAGCCTTCTACCATCATTGGGGCGAAAGAATTTTCCGCAACTTTGTCTTTTTTAACCTTTGCCATAAGCCTAATAATTAATTACACATTTTAAATTAAAATTGGTGTAAATCCCGCAGCTACTATTTTATTTTCAGTAGTCATAATGTCATTATAGCATTTGGAACCCCATTTAGCTAACATTAAAGCAGTATAATTATCTTTTCTTGCTCGATTAGGAGAATTGGAACGCTTTAAGTGTTGAGGAAGGTCAAAATTAACAGACCCACGGCTACTAGTAGTAAACTCAACTAGTGAGCATTGCTTCTTAGTGTTATAGACAAGCAAATCTTGGTGTTCAATTAGATCTAACTTGTTCCAGTCTTTACTTTCTTCTACGAAGATTATTTCTTCTGGTATTCTTTTATTTATTTCTTCATTAAAGAAGGTTTCGTTGGCTACCGTCTTTGAAGCAAACCAGATTTTCTTATAGTCAATTGCCGCTTGTAGATTTTCATTACCTCTTCTAATGAAGGTAGTAGTGAACACTTGAGTTACTGCTATTTGTTTATTCTCAAGGTTATATTGACTCTTGGCTTTCTGAACCATCTTTGTGTATTCAATACCTTCAAGATCGGAATCGAAGTCAATAAACTTAATCTTCTCAGATTCTGAATTTACAAACTGAGATTCATTATAAGTGTTGAAGAAAATATCAGCACCAGCATTATCACATATGATATAAACAATATTAAAGCTAGTCATTAAGTAATGAAAGTATTTAATGTGAGTATTTAAGCTGCCAAGACCAGCATAAGCATGAACGAGAACGTCATTTTTGTTTTCTCTGTCTATTTCCAAAATAGCCATTGCAAAATAGTCAGCATTTGGACTGTCGCTCATGTTGGGGTCCATTGCTAAGATATATTGCTTACCGCTATCTCCTCTAATTTGGGAGTGAGGTCTCTCTTCAAACTTAAGAGTACATTCTTCCATCTTCTTCATACTGAAGTAAGAGTCGCTACCATCAGTAAATTGAGCGCAATACTCTCTCAAGAAAGAAGCGTGAGAAGATCCACCGTTTTGCGCCTCTTCTGTAATTGAAGAATCTATCATCTCTGGAGGAAGAGACTCATAACTTAATTGAGAAACAAAATAAGTAGCACTTGTTGGCTCTTTTGAATAAATGTTGTCGCACCACTCTTTATAAGTTTTATAAAGATTTTCAAAAGTATAAGAAGCAGAGGAAAGAGCAATCATTTTAGAAGTGTTCTTGAACTCCATGCGGTCAGCTTCAGTCATTGCGCCTTGAGCAATTAATTCATTCTCTTGTTCGCGAATACTAATACGTTCTTTAATGTCTTGAGGAACAATCAAGAAGGGCATTAATACATTTTTGATGATATCTTCTGGCAATAACAAGAATTCGTCTAGCACAAGAACATTAGCGCGGAAACCGCGAATCTTTTCGCCGCTTAGAGGAATAGCTTTTATTGAACCTTCGTTAATTGACCAGTCGTATTCATCATTACGCTTTGACTTTGCGCCAAATGCTTGCATCAAAAGGTCTGCACCTTTAGATTCGGTAATCTTTTCTATTGAATTGAAGATGCTTCTTGCTGTTCTGAAGGTTGGACCAGCAATTAAGATTTTACTCTTAGGTTCAAAGATGCATTGTAAGAAACAAAACACCGCAGCAGAGAAAGATTTAGAAGCACCGCGACCCCACACGTTCATGCAGAAGTTTCGGTTCAACATTCCTTTAATTACAATCTCTTGATAAGGCCATAATTTTATACCAGAAATTAGCTCTGTAGTTATCCCTATATTTGAACGCAAAAACTTAGCTAAAGTTATCTTAGCTTCCTTATCTTCAAGAGTATCTTTTAGTCTAGAATATTCATCATTTAGATTTGGGATTATTCTATTATATTTCTCTGGGGTATACCACATATTATAGCATTTTTAGGTCGTAGCAAAGCTGGAGATCGTATTTAAAGAAGTTCTCATCAGTAGAGAACATCTTTTCAATAATGCGAACGGACTCTTTGCGCCCTTTTGCAAATAAGAATTGCACATGGGGATATTTCTGAATTAACTCTCTGACATTATGGAATATGAACTCAGGGTTTACCTTTGTAGCCTTCTTATATACATGAGGAAGATAATTAAAAGACAGAGCATTACTTAAACTCTCTTCTACAATGATAACCATGTTAGCTTTGGCTTCGCTGGCTTTCTCAATCTCTCGACAAAACCTTTCGTAACCGGCGCTTAGTGTTCCAATGAAATCAGAAATAGACTTTCTCTCAAAGTAAAGCTTGCCATCATAACTTGGATGACTAAACCCATAGTCTCCAAACTTAAGAGTACGAACTTCAGATGCCATATTAAATATAAACGGCTTCTGCTCTCGGGTATCAATGTAAATGATTGACCCTTTGGTTTGTAATGGTGCTAAATTATCTAAACTCTCTGGGTATATGTATTTATTTTTAAATCCAAGATCTCCAGCAAACTTATAATAGTCACCAAAAATTTCTTGTAAGTAAATAACGCTTGGGCTTAACACACTACGAAGCTCAACTTGAGATGGAGTATATTCTAGACCTTTCTTTTCTTTTCTCTTGATTAGAAAGTCTTTGCAGTACTCTTTCTGTTTCTCTAGTGACTGAGCTTTGAGCCAGTTCTTTAAATTATTTTTGTTATTAAAGTCAGTATTAAAGTATTGCTCTTTATTCTTGTAAATAATTATGGAGTTATCGAAAGCGTCATAGCGAGGATGATGTTGTTGATAGTACTCTATTACTCTTAGTTTGTGAGCTTTAAGATGCCGATTAAAGTCTGCATCTATCTCATAAGCCTTTTGGCATATTTTACATGTTTCAGCCATTTAACACCTCGTCCTCTGAAATTCCTAAGATACGGCACTTGATTTCGTCCATTGTAGAGAGGCGATCTATTTCATTCTTTACCATCGCTTTTCTCCTTTCAGCAAGTTTTAATAATTGCATACGAGACTCTTCTTCTTTCCACATTTGAACTAGATTAAGAATGCTGGCGTTTTCTTTTATTTGCTTGCTAAGACGATCACTTCGCTTTACCTTAAGGTCATTAAGAAGTTTTTGTTGGCGAATGGTCGATTGGTTATATTCGTCTCTTGCTCCACTGATTGCTTCAATGAGAGCCATTGGCAATTTGCCGCCGCCATCAATTTCTACATCAATTTGATTTTGAAGAGTTTGAATTGTCTCTTGAATATTAGCAGAGATTACTACTTCAGTAGCTAGAACGATGTATTGATCTACTTCTTCTTGAGTGAGATCTGGTTTATCAAATGTATAACGGACAAAAGAGCTTTCAAATAACTCACGATCAATATTAGAAGAGTAACTGTTTATCTGATGCAAGAAACGATAAGTGTGCATGTATCCAATGATAGCATTAATAGAAGCCTTCTGGCGTGAAGTAACTTTATCTTTATCAATACCTTCATGAACATACTTGTTGATGCGAAAAAGCATTCGCTCAAAAGTCTTTGGCGGCATGTATTGAGAATCTGCAAGACTCTCTGTGTCTCTTTGTGAGACTGGACCTGCTTGAATTACTTTCTGGTCAAGAGTCTTAATGAAATCAATTACAGTACGAGTTTCTTGACTGAGGCTAGTAAGGTTTTGATTATTGAAAATACTTTTAGTAATCTCAAGTGCGCCCATTGAACCTGCATTGTTGGCAGTAAACTCTTTTTGATCTGAAGATAATTCAATCTTATCTTTTGCCAAGTACTCATATGAAGCTCTTGCTTTAATTTGTCTTGTGGATAAGAACTCTTTAACTTTCTTGCCGTGCCAACTTCTACCGTCTGCGCCTTCAACGTTAGGAAAAGCAACCCTAACAAGTTCAAGCAAAGAAGGAGGATTAGTAGGGCGATTGTTCCACTCATTTAAAATTGCCAGTCGCTGTTGGTCATTAAGTTCTTGAGGTTGGTTTTCATTTTCAGCCATAAATTTCTACTTCTCCATTCACAATGCACTTCTTAGCTTTTACAAGTATAGAACGCTTTAAGTTCTTTATTTGCTTGTATCCGGGGGAACGATTCTTTTCAGTAGTCTTGAATCCTAGAACTTTTGCGACTTCTTCTTCTCTCTGATTTCTCAAGCAAAGCATCTCATAAACTACCCACTCTGCTGGCTTTAATACTTTTCTCAATGCTGATGATAAACTCTGAGTGCTTCTTACAAGGTCGAAGCCTTCGTTAGTCATGTCGTGAACTTCTTTAATATGATTTTCAAGAGGAAGGGTTACTTTTGTATTGAAAGCATCTTTCTTATTGTTTTCCCAATGAGCATACAAGGGGCACTTCTTGCACTGCTCTCCATATATTGAACAAGAATCATCCCACTCTGCCGCCGCACACTTCAAACAGGGTCTGGCATAATTACCATAGTTGTTTCTTATAATGTTTTTTATTTGATTGGATATGATAATGTTTAACCAAGGGGCAAGGGGTTTTTTCTGATCGTATAGGCTCCATTTTTTGTAAATATGAATCCTCAATATCTGCTCAACATCCTCGAAATCAATCCAAGACAGTGCGGCAAGGTTCCACTTGTTTTTGCGTTTGCGAATTTCTTCGTCTACGATAGCAATGTTCTTTTCAAAGGTTTCTTTTTGGACTTTTTGAGCCATTTTATTTTTGCCTTAATGTACCGGCTTCTTTTTTAAACATTTTAAGAGTATCTTTTACAGAGAGACCTTCTGCTCCTCTTGCCCCAAAACCTGCCATGCTGTCTGGCATTGTTGCGGCAATCTTTGCAAGAGATTCTTTTCTTGGGCCTTCTGCTTGATACTCAACTTCTAAACCATTTTTTAAATCAGGAATTGATGCATCACTTTCTTCATCATCGCTTTCATCATCGTCCTGCTCGTCATACTCTTCTTGAGCGCGAACTTTGTTTTCTCTTGCCTTTTTATCTTGTGGCTTTTCTACGATAACACCATAGAATGCTGTACCGCAAGCAGAGCAAAATTTTGGTTTTGCTTGAGCGTATAAATTAGGACTTCCACATTGAGAGCAGTAAATTTTTTGCATAATTCATTAATTTATTATAGTTTAATAACGGTAAAAAAGCAAGTGTAATTGTAATAGAATGAAGT